TACACGGCGGCACCGCCTGAGTGGGTTCGTTGGGAGAAGCACACAGGAAACACCATTGCCCAAGCACAGGAAAAAATGGGAATTTCTGATTTGGTATTTCTCGCCTATCACGCCATGAAGCGCGAAGCAGCTGGTAAGCCAGTCAAGCCGATCGAAGCATGGACGGAAACAATTTCCGAAGTGATCGTCGGTGAAGCAAACCCAAAAGTTACCCCGTCGGAAGCCTTAGCAGAATAGTTTGGGAGATAGCCCTGGCAACGGGGCTATCACCAAATCAGTTTGAAAGTGCCGAAGACATTTTGACGGTCATTGAGATTTTGGAAAGGCGGAAAAATGGCAACTGACGCGATTACCTACGACAAAGCCGAATTGCGTTCAATTATCCGCGCGTTCAAAGCAATGGACGACGAAGCAATTGCCCAGGCAAAACAGGCTTCAAGCGAATTGGCAGAGTACGTTCGCAAACAAATTATTGTCACCGCTTCAACCCGTACGCGCAACCGCGTTGATAACAAGGTTGCTGAAGGCGCACGGGTTTCAAAGTCATCAAAGGTGGGTGAAATCAGTTTTGGTTTTGCTGGACAGAAACTAAGTGGCGGCGCAACAACCCAACAGATTTGGGGTGGCGTTGAATTTGGTTCAAACAAATACAAGCAATTTCCAGTGTGGTCAGGTCGGGAAGGTCGTGGTTCACGCGGTTGGTTTATCTATCCAACCTTGCGCGCTGCTCAACCTGAGATCATCAAAAAATGGGAAGATTCGTTTTCCAAGATAGTTAGGAAGTATGACTAATGGCTGGCAGTCGTACCCTCAAATTATCAATCCTTGCAGAGACAAAGGATTTAGTCGACGGCTTAAATAAGGCGTCAAAAAGCACTGAAACATTCGGCGACAAGGCAACAGAATTTGGCAAAAAGGCAGCCGTAGCGTTTGCCGTTGCTGGTGCTGCGGCATTGGCATTTGGTGCGGACGCAGTAAAGGCAGCAGCCGAAGACGCCAAAGCACAAGAAGTTTTGGCAGAAACAATCAGGGCAACAACAAACGCCACGGCAGCACAAATTGCAGGCGTTGAGGAATACATCACACAAACATCAATTGCCATTGGTGTCACTGACGATCAGCTGCGCCCAGCATTCAGTCGTTTAGTTCGAAGCACAAAGGACACCGAAGAAGCCCAACGTTTATTGAATCTTGCACTTGATCTTAGTGTCGCAGCAGGAAAGCCCGTTGAAACCGTTGCAAACGCATTGGGTAAGGCGTATGACGGAAACACGGTTGCGCTTAACAAACTAGGTTTGGGACTTGACGCAAATCTTTTGAAATCAAAAGACAACGAAGCAATCATCAAATCATTGGAACAAACCTACGGACAATTTGCTGAAGGCGCAGCCGAAACGGCAGCCGTGAAATTTGAACGTATCCGTATTGCAACCGACGAAGCCAAAGAATCAATCGGCGCGGCATTGTTGCCAGTGGTTGAACGGTTGTCCGATTATGTTTTGACAACTGTTGTGCCAAATCTTGAATCATTTATCAATGGTTTGACTGGCAAGGGAAGCCTGACCGAAGCAAGCAAAAATGCAACTGACGGCGCGTACAAATTTGGCGAACAGGTCAAAAAGGTAATTAGTACGATCATTAACCTCAAAGAAGAATTAGGCATTGTCGCAGGCGTATTTGCAACTATTTTTGTCGTTTCAAAAATAGCTGCTGGCATTCAAGGCACAATTGCATTGATCAAAACATTGACGGCGACTTACGCAGCGCTTCGAAATACAGCATTGGCAGCTGCTATTGCTTCGCGGTTTGCTGCAAATCCATTTTTGGGACTTGCCGCGGCTGCTGGCATTGCCGCTTCGATTTACGCTGCAACAAAGATTTTTGACAATGGTGACGCGGCTGCAAATGCGCCGTCAACTGGTGCGATTCCATTTGCCAGCGGATTCGGTGCGCCCGAGCAAACTGCGGCACAAAAGGCACAATTGTCGGCAAGCGTTGCAGAATCTTTAGCATTTGCAAAAACCGTTCAAAATCAGTCAAAGGGTGTGAGTAGTGCGCAATCCGTGGCAGCGGCAGCAAGCGTTGCTTCAACTGGTTTAACTGGCGCAAACATTTCGGGTGTCAATACCACAACACTTCCAGGCATTGCAGCGGCGTCGGGCACAACGATTAACTTGACCGTCAATGGCGCAATGGACAAAGAAGGCACTGCCCGCACAATTGTTGAAACTTTGAACAATTCTTACTATCGCGGGACAGGTGGCGCAGGCGCGCTGGTGGCGATTTAACATGACGCAGTGGTCACCCATTTGGAAGGTCACAATCGACGGCACGGATTACACCGACGCCGTTTTGGCTAACCTGACCATTCGCAGCGGACGGACAAACATTTATGAGCAAGCGCAAGCGGGTTACACCAACATTCAATTGATCGACGTCAATCAAACCGCATTGCCAGTTCAAATCAATTCAACCATTTCAATTCAGGTCAAAAACACTTCAAACACATTTGTGCCCATTTTTGGCGGCAACGTTGTGGACATTGGGCTGGAAGTGCGTGACGTGGGTTCAACCATGTTCACGCAGACTTATTCGATCACCGCATTGGGTGCGTTGGCACGTTTGCCAAAAGCGCTGACAAATGGCGTACTTTCAAAAGATTACGACGGTGAACAAATCTACGACATTTTGAGCGCGGTATTGTTTAATACCTGGGCAGAGGTTGCGCCGTCACTGACCTGGGCTGGTTACACCCCAGCGGGTACAACATGGGCAGCGGCCGAAAACAATGGTTTGGGTGAAATTGACCGTCCAGGCAATTATGAATTGGCAGCGCGTTCAAGCAATCGAACGGACGTTTATTCATTGGTTTCAGCATTGGCGACTTCGGGGCTTGGTTATTTGTACGAATCTCCAACTGGTGCAATCGGGTATGCAGACAGTACGCACCGAACCAATTACCTTGCCGCAAATGGTTATGTTGATCTTGACGCCAATCATGCTCGTGCAGCAGGTTTGCGAATTGAAACCCGCGTGGGCGACGTTCGCAATTCCTTGACAATAAAATACGACGCGACTAGCAGTAGTGAGCGATCTGCCAGCGACGCGGCTTCAATTGCACAATACGGGACATTGGCGCAAATCATCACGACAACGCTTCACAATGCAGCTGACGCGACTGACCAGGCAAATTTCTATTTGTCGCTTCGTGCCCAACCACAACCAATTTTTAGCGAAATTACATTTGACCTGACAAACCCTGAAATTGACAATTCAGACCGAGATAACCTGATTAATGTTTTCATGGGTGAGGCAATTAGCCTGAATAACCTACCGACCAACATGTCATCAGGTACATTCCAGGGTTTCGTCGAAGGCTGGTCGTTTCAAGCCTCTTACAATCGTTTGACGGTTACCTTGTTGTTGTCCCCATTGGCTTATTCATTACAAGCAATGCGTTGGGAAGACGTCCCTATGACCGAAACCTGGGCAAGCGTGTCGCCGACATTAACCTGGACAACTGCCACAATAGTGGCTTAACAAAGGAGAAACCATGCCAAACCCGACCACGAATTTCAGTTTTCAAATGCCGACTTCGACCGATTTGGTCACGGATTTGCCAGCAGATTTTGCCGTTTTTGGAGACGCAGTAGATTCAACACTTGCGCAATACACGACAAAGTATTTGTTTAATCCACAAACAGGAACAACGTACACACTTGTTGCTGGTGATCTAGGCAAATGGGTTACATCATCAAATGCTGGCAGTGTGACAATTACAGTGCCACCGTCAGTTTTTGTTGCAGGCAACACAATCAACGTTCAGCGCACTGGTGCTGGTTCAGTTACGTTTGCGCAAGGCGCGGGCGTTTCAATTACTTCAACAGGTTTGACGGCTTCAGCGCCAAAATTGAGAAAACAATACTCAGCCTGCACGGTTGTCTGCACGGCGTCGAATCAATTCACTATTGTTGGGGACGTTGAGTGATCATTCCAGGCATTATTGCTTCAGGGTCAGGCATTCTTTCGCCAAATTCCGTTGATTATTTAGTCGTTGCAGGTGGTGGCGGCGGTGGTGGCAAAAATACAGGCGGCGGTGGTGGTGCAGGTGGTTATCGTGACGGCACGAGTTTTACGATTAGCGGTTCATTCACCGTAACCGTCGGCGGCGGTGGTGCGGGTGGTACTTCACCGACACAGACAAAAGGTTCTACCGGAAGCAACTCAGTGTTTTCAACAATCACATGTTCAGGCGGTGGCGGTGGTGGTCACGGTGTTCCGCCTAACGCGCCTGATTCAAGACTGGACGGCGTGACTGGTGGTTCAGGTGGTGGCGGCGGTGGTACTGACTCAGGCGGCGGTGGTACTGGTGCAGCTGGTAATGCAGGTTCATACAGTCCAGCCGAAGGTCTTTCGGGTGGTAATGGTGCCAATGGTGCAAACGCAGGCGGCGGTGGTGGTTCAAACACTGCTGGAAGCGCTGCAGGCGGAAGTGCAGGCGGAGACGGCGGAACAGGAAAAGTCAATGCAATTTCAGGCACATCACTTACTTACGCAGCAGGCGGTGGCGGTGGTGCTAACTCAACTGCAGGCACTGGTGGTTCAAGCATTGGCGGTAATGGTGGTGCAGGAAATCCAGCGTCGCAGGCGGGTGCAGGAACGGTTAACACTGGTTCAGGCGGTGGTGGTGCAGGTGGATTTGAAACAACATTGTCAGGCGGTAATGGTGGTTCGGGCATTGTAATTATCAAATACCCTGACACGTTTGCAGATTTTACAACAATTGGTGGGGGTCTTACTTATACAAAGACAACCCCAACAGGGTACAAAGTTTATACATTCACGGCTGGTACGGGAACGGTGACTATTTAATGGCACACTATGCGTTTTTAGATGAAAACAATATTGTTGTTGAAGTAATCGTCGGAAAAGACGAAACTGATCTTATTGAAGGTTTAGACCCTGAAACTTGGTATGGCAATTTCAGAGGTTTGACGTGCAAACGTACGTCCTACAATTCAAACATTCGTGGAAAGTATGCAGGCATTGGTGACACTTACAATGCCGACGAGGACATTTTTATTGTTCCACAACCGTATCCTTCATGGACACGCAACGGTTCAATTTGGGAAGCACCAATTGAAATGCCAAATGACGGCAAACGATACAACTGGGACGAAATTGAAGGGACATGGTATGAGTTATCCTGACGGCACAAATGCCCGACTAATCGAGGTTGCAGCAGCTGAGGTTGGTACAGTTGAGGAAGGGGACAACCTCACCAAGTACGGTAAATTTATGAAGGCAGACGGTTTGCCGTGGTGTGGAAGTTTTGTCATGTGGTGCTGCGCACAAATAAACCTCAAAATACCTAACGTAGTTGGCACAGCAGCAGGTGCTCATAAATTTAAGGAAATGCAACGGTGGTCAAGCATGCCACAACTGGGATACCTGGCATTCATGGATTTTCCGCATGACGGGGTTGACCGCATTTCACACATTGGCATTGTCGTCGGCTTGATCGATTCAAAGACATGCTTGACGATCGAAGGCAACACCAGCGGGACAGGCGACCAGCGCAATGGCGGCATGGTCATGGTAAAGGTTCGTTCATACGGTGAAGGCAAGGAAATTGTCGGTTTTGGTATTCCAAAATTCGTGCCGTACAAGGGAGAATTTCCAAAGGTAGAAATGCCAAAGTTAGCAACGAAGCCAACAAAGGAGAAAAAATGGAACAAGCCAAAGCCCTAGCAGCCTCATGGGCGCGCTCATTCATGGCAGCAGCACTTGCCCTATACATGGCGGGTGTAAATGACCCTAAGACCCTTGCAATGGCAGGTGCAGCAGCAGTTGCGCCCGTTGTTTTGCGCTGGTTAAATCCAAACGACAAAGCCTTCGGTTCTACGGGGAAGTGAACCGCAGATTCGCAGCGGCAGGGTTGGTTTGGGCACTTGCACTAACCCTGTCCGCTTGCGGGTATCAGGGGTGGACACGTTATGAATGCCAAGAATTCGACAACTGGGACGAAGCGCATTGCCAAAAACCGCAATGTCTCCCCACTGGAACATGCACTGACGACCTACTTGGAATTGAATCGCAATAGACCCGCACGTCGTAAGTCTCCCGAAGAAGTCCATGCGCAGCTGATCTTGATCATTGGTTCAACCCTTGCAGCCGTGTTTTTGGTCGTCACGGTGGGCATTACTTACGCCCTTATTTTCGTCACACAACCAGTCAGCGCACAAGCACCCAATGACGCAGCGTTTATTGATCTATTAAAGACCTTGGCAATTTTCTTGACTGGTTCATTGGGTGGGGTACTTGCTGGCAATGGACTGAAATCCAAGCCAAAGCCGTTAGACACGCCGACAAACACGCAAGGTTCTTGACCGCGCGCCAATCATGCGTCACCCTGAGTTCAGGTGGTAGCAGTTACTACCTAGAATCGGGAGAATTCAAAATGGTACTTGATCTATTAGACCCGCAAACGCTGGGTCGTTTGGTGGGCGTAATCGTCCTCATGGTTATGGCAGCCGCTGCGGGATACGCAAAAGGCTTCAAAGAAGGCAAGCGCGAAGGTTTTGCACGCGGTAAAGCAGTCAGCGCGCACGTCTCACTTTATGGCTTGAAGTCACGAAAGGCGGTCAAATAATGGCTGGCTTCCTGGACAACTACGAAGACGTAGCAGCACGAATCAAGCGTTTTTGGGAAACACACCCAACTGGACGAATCGAAAATCACATTGTCGAATTCAATGCTGAAAAGGGTTTTATTCTTGTGCAGACTCAAATCTTCAAAGAGTACGAAGACGAAAAGCCTTCGGCGATCGATTACGCATTCGGCAACGTGGCAACCTACAACGTCCAAATGAAAAAATTCTTTTGCGAAGATACAGTCACGAGCAGCATTGGACGCGCCATTGGTCTTTTGCTTGGTACAGATAAGCGACCAACCCGCCAGGACATGGAAAAGGTCGAAACGATCAGCACCAGCGTTGCCAAATCTACGGCTGACGATTATGACCCGTGGGCAAAGAAGTTTGGCGAATTGCCTAGTTACAAAACCGCAGCTGAAGCCGAACAGTCAGGCATTCCTTCATTGGGTTCATCAATGGACGAAGTGGCAAAACAACTGGGCGGTCAATTGGTAGCCGAAGCGCCACAGTGCAACCACGGGCACATGATTTGGAAGCAATCACACGACGGCGCGCCAAAATCGTGGGGCGGGTATTTCTGCACTGAACGCACAAAGGCGACCCAGTGTGCGCCGCGTTGGTACGTTTTGCGATCAACAGGCAAATGGGAACCACAGGTATGAGCGATTACATGGAATTGATCAACCCACAAACAATGACCTGTAAATTGTTAAAACATGGTGAAGTAATTGCCGAATACAAAGTTGAGCAATGCGACGGTTGTGCCAAAATAACAAAACTGGA